AATCAACCAATCAATGATAGCATACCAAATAGTGTTACTCATTTAACATTTGGTGATCGTTTTAATCAATCAATCAATGATAGTATACCAAATAGTGTTACTCATTTAACATTTGGAAATGAGTTTAATAAACCAATCAAAGATAACATACCAAATAGTGTTACTCATTTAACATTTGGACATCGTTTTTATCAACCAATCAAAGATAACATACCAAATAGTGTTACTCATTTAACATTAGGATGGCATGTTTATCAACTAACCAAAGATAGTATACCAAATAGTGTTACTCATTTAACATTTGGTGATCGTTTTAATCAATCAATCAATGATAGTATACCAAATAGTGTTACTCATTTAACATTTGGTGATCGTTTTAATCAACCAATCAATGATAGCATACCAAATAGTGTTACTCATTTAACATTTGGAAAGATTTTTAATCAATCAATTAATGATAGCATACCAAATAGTGTTACTCATTTAACATTTGGTGATCGTTTTAATCAACCAATCAATGATAGCATACCAAATAGTGTTACTCATTTAACATTTGGTGATCGTTTTAATCAACCAATCAAAGATAGTATCCCCGAGAGTGTCTTTCATATTAACTTATGTATCAACTATCAACAAAAAATTGGTAATAAAATTAAATCGAGAACAAAGATTATCTATCATTAATGCTAATAAGTAATACCTATTATTTATTAGAATTATTAAAATCGAACGAATTCGTCACATAAAGTGGTTCCTCCAGCTTCACATGATTTGGCATAGATAAAGATTGTACCACGTGTACGAGCGACACAGTTGAAGGTATCATCTTTATCATCAGCACAAGTGTAGTTATCATCTAAATATGTTACTGGTGTTAAGTTAATATATCCTGCATCACCACCGTCTTCAATGTATTGTGGAATAGAAGCACCGAATGGATCATATCTGAGAACATTCTTGGAGTGGTATTTATCACCTTGAGAGACTTTAATCAAACCAATACATCCAGTAATGAGAGATGTAGCACTGATGGTCTTTGGGCATGGTTTAATGCTGGTTTCCGTGACGGCAACAACAGATCTTAAACTGTATGCATCAGAGTCTTGGTTAGATAAGACTAATTGAGGTGGAAAATCAACTGGGTATTTGTTGATTTGTTCGAAGTTAGACATAGAGATTGGCAAATGTGCGAATGAGATTGGGTTAGTGTATGATTTAACATTGACACGTTGTACTCTACGGTTAATGTAGATGATAATCACTTCTCTACTGTGAATAACCGTGTGTTGTTTTGGTACGAGTGTTTTATTTTCGTTTAACCAAACAATTTGATTCAAGGCAGATGTAATATCAACGGCTTCATCAGTGAGAGATGCTCCTTGGTAGAGTGGCCTGAGTGGTAATTGAACAGTCAACATTGGGATTTTGGTAACAGTGACAACAGGTTGGTTTACAAATGATAATCCTTGTTGTTGTTGTTGTAAATTACCCATAGCAGATGCCCATGGTGCACCGAGGAATGCTTCCAATTGGTGAATTGGTTTGACACCAATCAAAGTTGGTCTAAGTGAGAAAACTGACATCAGACGTCTCAACATAGCTCCTTCATCTTGGCTGTAAACTAAGTCGGCATTATCGTACAAGTTGTTTCTACACATATTCAAATCAGTTAATAAACGATGGTTGGATGCGCCTTCATAATATTTACCATTTCTGAGATTTTGAACGATTTCCCAAATATCAATTTGAACTTGATATCTCTTTTTCAAGTCAACAATTGGACTGGATTCTTCACAAACAACGTCATTTGGATCAGTAATCATGTCATTGAATAACATGGCATCTGATTCAGTAACAATTTGTCTGTTTTCATATCGTGATTTAATAATATGTCCGATGTTGGAATACAACATTTGGTGTTCAAATAATCCAATTTTTGGGATAAACATACAGGCAAATAATGGATGAATATGATTGGCCGCAATATGTCTGGCTTTGTTGAATTGTCCGTTAGTAGCTTGTAATGCACAATCTTCATAGACTAAACTTTCAATAAAGTTAGTTCTGTATAATGACAATGATTTTTCATACATACTGAGAATTTCGCTTAAAACTCCATGTTCAGTATCTTTAATTCTTAATCCTTCATCAGGTGTCGTTTGTGTTCTGTATCCCAAAGTACGATTGATTCTAGATCTGAATTCAGCATTTTGTTGATTGTAATCAACTTCATACATTCGGTTTCCACGAAGAAGTCTTTCAATTTCTGCTCTGAAAAATTCGTATTCAAGATCGGTCCACTTGTTGGCAATTTTATAATCAACCATCTTCTTTAAAATACTATGAAGTGGTCTATTTTCATTGTGATATTTGTTGATCACCTTGGCAGCAACTTGTTCGGCCTTTTTCTTGATACGTTTGATAGATTTAGTGTGTCTTTTGGTAATCTCATCGACAACTTCTTCTGGGTATTTGTTCAATAAATCAATCAATTTACTTTTTGTTAGGTCACTCTTACCACGAATTTTATCAAGTTCTCGTCTGACAATTTCTTCGTTGTTGGAACCCTTGTGATCTGATGTTGTAACATCACCTTTTCTACTTGGAGCGTCCGTCATTATAGTATAATATACTTTATATCTATATTTTTTTTAAAACTAAAAACTATATATTTTATTAAATTCTATTTTTATATCTAGAATTGTTTAACACGATGATTTGGATGGTTAATGTATCCCATCTAACGTATTAGATATGATCCAGGATAGCCAGGATAGCCAGGATTCTTCTCAAATCTATCGAAAAATTGATATATAAAAATCTATTAAATAATTGAATAAAATACATCATATCGATGAGATCAACAAATACTATCGAAAATTGGTTGACCAAATATAAACCAGTAAAATCTGACGATATTATTGGGAATAAGGAAAACATCGAATATATCAGAAAGTTTCTAAATCTCTTTTCGCAAAAAAAAGTAGATAACAAAAAGATCCCCAATCCAAATCTATTAATTACTGGTAAAAATGGAATAGGAAAATCATTGATGGTTGATCTGATCTTACAAGAATATGATTTTGATAAGTTATCCATCGATCTATCTACCATTATTACTGCCAAAAAAAAGAAACAAAAAAATGCCACGGTAAATAAAAAAGCCACGATAAAAGTGTTAACTGGATCAAATAGAACAGTTGGTACTGCATATGCCGCTATTCGGAGCAATCGGAAGTTGACTTGTGGGAATTTCAAAAATGACCTTCTTAAAATAGGATCGGTTAGTCTTGAATTAGATCATCATTCATTAAGTATCCCACAAGACGTACATGAATATACAACCATCAAGAATTATATTGATAGTAGAGCAGTGCTTGTTATAGACGATGCATCCACTATTTTTAATTCGAAAGAAAAAGATGCATTGAAAGCTCTCATTAAAATGAATAATAAATTGAAACAATTTCCGATTATCATCATTTCAAATCATAGACACAATAAATTGATCAATGAGATTCGGAAATTGGTAACATCCAATGTGGTAAAAGGTAAGAAAACACAAAAGATTACAAATGAGATAAAAGTCCGTCATCCGGATTATAATGAGATAGAAAAATTTGTAAAGATGGTATGTGCAAAGGAGAAGTTAAATCTGATTCGGTGTAAATCAGATGATATATATTGTGAAATCATTGAATATACCCAATACGATATCAGACGTTTGATTAACTGTTTAGAAGAACTGAAGATGATGTATGTGAACGATAGCCCTTGTGGGCTAACCCCGAAGGGTACTGGATTTGCAGAAGTAACTATGGAAAAATTTGTCAAATATCAAGAAACCTCTAAGATGAAAGATATCGATCCGAATATTTATGAGGCGACCGAAATATTATTGAATAAATATATTGGAATTGAACAGACAATTGCATTGTATAGTGAAGAAAAAGCAACTGTCCCATTAATGATACATGAAAATTACCCTACTAATATCAAAACTAATTACCCAGATCTATCTTCTCTTGACCAAATTAATATGATTTGTCATATCAGTAAAAATATATCCGAATCCGATAAAATAGATGGTTTAATATATTCTAATCAATGTTGGAATTTACAACCCGCTCATGGTTTTTATGCATGTGTGATGCCATCCTATCACATTAATAGTTTACCTGGTAAATTATCCATTAGAGATTCTGCATTATATGAATATACCAGAGATTATACCAAAACATCTACTAAAAAAATCAATAACAAAGCAATCAAAAAAACTCGAGAAAATTATCTTTTCAAAAAAATGATGATTGGTGATTTTTTACATATCGTACAGGTTCTAAAAAAATTATTCATTAATGGAGAACATGATGCCATTGGAAATTTATTGAAACCCTATAAGTTAACAATTAAAGAAGTAGAATCGATCATTAATATTGATCGAATTGCCTATCCTAAATTTGTTTTGGCTGGAAAATCCAAAACAATTATGAAAGGAAAACTCTAGATTAAATATATGAAAACGTATACATTTTCATATATTTTACAAAAAAATTAATTGTCAGATTCACTACTCGATGTATCATCCTTCTTAAACCAACTGTTAACCTCATCATCCGTTAAATCATCTGACGAAAATGATGTTTGGTTATTCGATGGATAATAGTTGTGTATGTTATTGATATATCGAACAGCATGACATGTACTACGTTGGTTATTCTCTTGCTGTTGGATATGTTTATAATATGGCATCAAACCACGTACCGTTAAGTGGTGACCATTAATACAACTAATGTATTCATCACATGGAATAGTGTCAGATGCATCCATAATTTTGGTAATGACATTCGGATCGATTTTCATACGATGAGTGATGTTAAAACACTGTCCTGTCAATAAATCGTTTTTGCAAATTTTTAAATCGGGAATATTGGCCCCATGTTTGCAATTATATCCACCGGTACATTTATTTTGTTGGCATTTCTTGCATAAGTATGTCATCCCAATCATCTGTCTGTATAATTCGTCAGTTTTAGGATTTGCAATCGAGTAAAAATTCATTAGATACTTATCTAATGTAATTTGGTAAATGAATTTCCTGTCATAATCTATCAGTTGTTCATTCAATGTATGCGCATAAGTACATCCATCGTGTTGTTCATTCATTCTAGAATCCGATGAATGAAACTTACATGGGGTATTATGTATCACAGAAAAACATAACAAACGTTTTTTTATAGATGATGACAATATTTTTTTAACAGAATACGTTTTGTAATATTCCTTTCCGTTTACAACCTTAACAAATTCAAAATCAAGATCATTCGATTCAGATGAATCATCATCCATATATGATATTTCATTAATATTATTCATTATACGCAATAATACATTACTCGAAAATATTTATACTATTTTAGCCGATCGTAAAAATTAATTCCAGATATATTATAACAATGTATATAGAAAAATGCGAAAATTATACGATGATCGCACATACCTTTTTCGAAGATAAATTAACCCAAATCCAGAACATTTTAACTCCAGATGCCAAACGCTATCATTTAGGAAACATCATCTGGAATGATAACATATTGCATCATATGACGGATCTTCATCAATATCCATCAGAATATTTTATCAAGGTAATTTCAAATATGTGTATTATCGAAAACCATATTGTCAATCCTCCATTACAAATACCAGATACATTAATTGACAAACTGATTTATGTGCCATTGCATTACAATAAATTACTCATCATCGATGCATTAATGAAACAGGGTAGTAATCGCCGTTATGATAATAATAATATAGGTGTCTATTCCGAACATTCTGGTGTATTATCTATCAAAAATGGAATTATTGATTCGGTCATTGTATTTGCAGATACAGATCGGTTGGATATGAGTGATGAAACGATTTTCCTCCCACGGGATACACCCATGAGTTACCATCATGAATATATGTTCCATACACATCCGAATACAGATGGTTATGCAGGACGATTATCTGATGGCATATTATATGAATTTCCAAGTAACAATGATATATTTTATTTTGCACAGTGTCATAACAGAGGACGTATTCAAGGATCTATCATTGTCACTCCAGAAGGAACTTATGTGATTAGACCAATTCGATATGAAAAAAAAATAGTTCTCAACAAAATATTATACGATACATTAAGACAGTATATTTTGGTACTCGAACAAAAAGCAATTACATTATGTTCGAATATTTTAGACAAGTTATCCGATCCGGATATTTTCCATAAACATATTAGTTTAGATTTCATTAAGGCATATAACAAGTTTATCAAGAAATACAATATCTATGTGGAATTCTATCCCAGAGAAAAAAAAAATGGAGAATGGTGTCTTAAACCAATTAGTTTGATATTGATCGATAAATAAGTTCGTTTTTATAAATATAATGTATAAATGACACTATATGAACCAGTGTGAAATATGTGGATATGTAGATGATGCGATTACTGAGTGTGATAATGATTGTGGCACGATTTATTGTGAAAAATGCAGACAATACTATTATTATGATAATAGCAAACCTATTTTAGGACATAATCCTCGTTGTGGGTTGGATTCTGATGAAGAATCATCTTGAAATAAATTTCTAAAGGAAGTATATAAATATGTTTGAAAACGACTACACATTTAAGATCATAATCGTTGTTGGGTTATTAGTATTAATTTTTATGTTCTTATCGCAACGAAATCAAGAAAACTTTTCATCTTCAGAACAGGAATTAAATAGATATTATGAAGGAAATACTCAAGGAATTGAAAACGATTTGGTCGATAATATGACCTGTAGCCCATCATGCTGCGGAGGCCAATGGCCAGTACCATTCGATGGATTAACACCAACAGAAATCCATAAATGTATTCAAACCGATAATGAATCTGGTGGAGGACCATTTGTTAGAACTAACATGACATGTGGTAATGGAATCGGTGGTGTTGGCTGTCCATGTATTTCTAAGGATGCTTATAAATTCCTCGTCAATCGAGGAGAAAATTCACCTACTCTCAGAGGCGTTGATCCAACTTTATTAATCAGAAATGATGAAGTCCAACCCCATGATATGCAAACGTCATCTCACGCAGATTCAAATTGGTATCAAATGAGTCCTGCTGAACAAATTCAATCTAGAAAATCCATGTTTGTGGATTCTGCTAAATTGACTGATTTACAACGAGGACCGCCATTAGCCGACCTTAGACACCTCAATAGTCTTCCAGCTGGTGCCAGATAAAAATAATCATGATGATAACCAATACTATTAGTTATTATCAAAACCATGATGGTATTTTCATAAAAAAATTGATTTTAAAAGTTAATGGCAGGTTATTCCAATATTGTATCATTATCATAAACATGACTGAATTCATCTATCTTATCCCTGGAAATTGGTTTGAATTAAAAACCATCAACAAAGAAAAAACACAACCCTATGATCAAGTTATGTTAGCAGAAGAAATACTAAATCAAGTATTCAATAGATCCGAAAATCTAAGTGTTATCGATATTAACATTGGAAAAAGATATCAAAAAATCGATATTGAAGATATCACATTGAATGTGACCTCAGGAAAATTCAATATGATTGCCAAGTTATTAGAAACAGAAATTCGTCATCCTATTGTTACCTTTCACGGAACTACTAGTTTGGATATTGTCAATTCTATTTTGAATGGAGGATATGTAATTCCCGGTAAACAGACTGGTGTAAAAGTCGCCCACGGAACAATGTATGGAACAGGAGTTTATTCTAGCCCACATTTAGATAAAACTTTGTACTATACTAAAATGGACGACTCTTCATATGTTTATGTTTTGATTAATATAGTATGTTTGGGAAAAACTATGTTGATCCCACCGGGTGGACAATGCGTCGATAATGCGACTGTTCACACGAAAATCGTACATGGGTTAGACCAGTTAATTTCTACTGATAATTCTAGAATAATTCCAGTAGGGTTCTTCAAAATAAAAGTTAATAATTAATAATAATTCTATGATGTATAAAATATACATCATGGAGATTTGTATCCGATGTAATTCACAAAAAAAATTCAGTCAGCGGAAATGTCACTGTCATAGACATAATGGAGCACAAGGTCCGCAAGGACCACAGGGACCGGGATCTAGTGGACAAGGAGGACAAGGACCACAAGGACCACAAGGACAGCAAGGACAGCAAGGTAGTCGTGGAATGCAAGGACCGCAAGGTAGTCAAGGATTTGGATCGCAAGGTTCACAGGGTCCGCGTGGAAGTAACGGGCCTCAGGGTGCCCAAGGAAGTCAAGGATTTGGTTCCCAAGGTAGCCAAGGCTCTCAAGGAAATAATGGTACTCAGGGTACTCAAGGAAGTCAGGGTATTGGATCACAAGGATCACAGGGTCCTCGGGGTGATAATGGTTCTCAAGGTGCTCAAGGAAGCCAAGGCCATGGATCACAAGGTAGTCAGGGTCCTCGAGGTAATAATGGTACCCAAGGAAGTCAAGGACCTGCATCTCAAGGGTCACAGGGTCCTCAAGGAGATAATGGTTCTCAAGGATCTCAAGGTGCGCAGGGATTTGGTATACATGGAAGTCAGGGGCCCCAAGGAGAACGTGGGTCTCAGGGATCTCAAGGAGCTCAGGGTTGTGGTGTACAAGGAAGTCAGGGTCCTCAAGGAAATAATGGATCTCAGGGAGCTCAAGGTGCTCAGAGTTGTGGTGTACAAGGAAGTCAGGGTCCTCAAGGAAATAATGGATCTCAGGGAGCTCAAGGTGCTCCGGGTTTTGGCGCACAAGGAAGCCAGGGTCCTCAAGGAAATAATGGATCTCAGGGATCTCAAGGAGCTCAGGGTTGCGGTGTACAAGGAAGTCAGGGTCCTCAAGGGAATAATGGATCTCAGGGATCTCAAGGAGCTCAGGGTTGTGGTGTACAAGGAAGTCAGGGTCCGCAAGGAGATCGTGGGTCTCAAGGATCTCAAGGGGCGCAGGGTTGTGGTGTACAAGGAAGTCAGGGTCCGCAAGGAGATCGTGGGTCTCAAGGATCTCAAGGAGCTCAGGGTTGTGGTGCGCAAGGAAGTCAGGGTCCACAAGGAGATCACGGTTCCCAAGGACCTCAAGGTGGTCAAGGTTGTGGTATCCAAGGAAGCCAGGGCCCTCAAGGAGATCATGGATCCCAAGGATCCCAAGGTGCGCAGGGTTGTGGTGCACAAGGAAGCCAGGGCCCTCAAGGAGATCGTGGTTCTCAGGGCCCTCAAGGCGCTCAAGGATCCGGAATACAAGGCAGTCAAGGTCCACAAGGTGTGAATGGAAACCAAGGACCGCAAGGAAGCCAAGGTTTTGGGAGTCGAGGTTCACAGGGTCCGCAAGGTGCGTTCGGAAGCCAGGGAGCTCAGGGAAGTCAAGGTTCTGGAATTCAAGGTAGCCAAGGACCACAAGGAAGTCAAGGAAGCGGAGTACAAGGAAGTCAAGGACCACAAGGAAATGGATCTCAAGGACCGCAAGGAAGCCAGGGTGCTGGAGTACAAGGAAGTCAAGGACCACAAGGAAATGGATCTCAAGGACCACAAGGAAGTCAGGGTGCTGGAGTACAAGGGAGCCAAGGTCCTCAAGGAAATGGATCACAGGGAAGCCAAGGTCCACAAGGAGTAGGTGTACAAGGAAGTCAGGGCCCACAAGGAAATGGATCTCAAGGGTCGCAAGGAAGTCAGGGTGTTGGCGTACAAGGAAGTCAGGGTCCTCAAGGAAATGGTTCTCAGGGACCACAAGGAAGTCAGGGTGTTGGCGTACAAGGAAGTCAGGGTCCACAGGGTAATGGTTCACAGGGAAGCCAAGGTCCTCAAGGAGTCGGCGTACAAGGAAGTCAGGGTCCACAAGGAAATGGATCTCAAGGACCTCAAGGAAGCCAGGGCGCTGGAATACAAGGAAGTCAAGGTCCACAAGGAAATGGATCTCAAGGGCCGCAAGGAAGTCAGGGTGCTGGAGTACAAGGAAGTCAAGGTCCACAAGGAAATGGATCTCAAGGACCGCAAGGAAGTCAGGGTGTTGGAATACAAGGGAGCCAAGGTCCACAAGGAAATGGATCTCAAGGACCACAAGGGAGTCAAGGAGTTGGTGTACAAGGAAGTCAAGGTCCACAGGGTAATGGTTCTCAAGGACCACAAGGGAGTCAGGGTGTTGGAGTACAAGGAAGTCAGGGTCCTCGTGGAAATCAAGGATCTCAAGGTCCTCAAGGAACAGGTATACAAGGTGCACAAGGACCCCAAGGATCTCGTGGTCCACAGGGAGCACAAGGTCCACAAGGTGCACAGGGTGCTCAAGGATCCGGTGTACAAGGAAGCCAAGGGCCACGTGGACAACAAGGCGCACAAGGAGCACAAGGTGCACAAGGATCTGGTGCACAGGGGCCACAAGGAAGTCAAGGTAGTCAGGGACCACAAGGAAGCCAGGGATCTGGTACACAAGGTCCACAAGGTATTCAGGGACCACAAGGTCAAAGCGGTGCGCAAGGACCACAAGGAAATAATGGTCCACAAGGTTCACAAGGAAGTCAAGGAATAAATGGCCCTCAAGGAAATCAAGGTGCAAATGGTCCACAAGCATCAATTATTACCTCTGTATGCACAACATCATCAAATTTAATACCGTCATCATTTGATCCAATAATTACTAATTTTATGTCACGTTTTGTAACAGGTAATACGTTATTTGTTTGGGGTAAAACAACTCGATTTGCAGGAGCTACGGGTGGAACGGGTACAGTGGATATTAGTTTTTCAAAAACATCATTAGGATTAACAAATAGTCAAACAATAAATGAGGCATGTTCGAATGGATTATTTAATGCCATTCCAGGAACTGTTGGAAATACTGGAATGAATGCTGGATGTGTTAATGTACTAAATTTTGATGCTACGAATATCTCATTCGTTTTCAAATTTCCAGCGCTTGTAATACCTACATTTAATATGGAAATATGTTATGATGTAAAATGTATTATTAATGATGTTCCTTAACAAAATCAATAAAATGTATTATTAATGATTTTCCTTAACAAAATCAATAAAATGTATTATTAATGATTTTCCTTAACAAAATCAATAATATATAGTATAAAAAATCTGAATATGCTTACAAATTAATATATCTATAAAAACATAGATATATTAATGATTTTGGTATTCGTAATAATTATATGACGTATAAAATATACATCATGGAAATTTGTATCAGATGTAATACACATAAAAAAACATGTAAAAGTAAATGCCAGTGTTATAAACGCAATGGTCCACAAGGACCATATGGACCGGGTCATCAAGGATCACAGGGACCACAGGGAAGTCATGGAATACAAGGATTACAAGGTCTACAGGGTAGTAACGGTCCTCAAGGTGCACAGGGATTGGGATCACCAGGTTCACAAGGTTCATACGGAAATAATGGATCACAGGGGGATCAAGGGAGTCAAGGATCCGGATCACAAGGGTCACATGGTCCTCAAGGAAATAATGGGTCGCAAGGTCCCCAAGGAAGCCATGGACATGGGTTGCAAGGGTCACAGGGTCCTCACGGCGACCGCGGTTACCAAGGGTCGCAAGGAAGTCAGGGTGTAGGATCACCTGGTTCTCAGGGTCCACGTGGAGATAATGGTTCTCAGGGAACTCAAGGTTCTCCGAGTCATGGTCCACAAGGAAGTCAGGGTCCACAAGGAGAACGTGGGTCTCAAGGATCTCAAGGATCTCCGGGTTGTGGTCCACAAGGAAGTCAGGGTCCACAAGGAGAACGTGGATCTCAAGGATCTCAAGGAGCTCAGGGTTGTGGCGTACAAGGAAGTCAAGGTCCTCAAGGAGAACGTGGATCTCAAGGGGCTCAAGGAGCACAGGGTTGTGGTGCGCAAGGAAGTCAGGGTCCACAAGGAGAACGTGGGTCTCAAGGATCTCAAGGAGCACAGGGTTGTGGCGTACAAGGAAGTCAGGGTCCTCAAGGAGAACGTGGATCTCAAGGATCTCAAGGAGCTCAGGGTTGTGGTGCACAAGGAAGTCAGGGTCCTCAAGGAGAACGTGGATCTCAAGGGTCTCAAGGAGCTCAGGGTTGTGGTATACAAGGAAGTCAAGGTCCTCAAGGAGAACGCGGATCTCAAGGATCTCAAGGAGCTCAGGGTTGTGGTGCACAAGGAAGTCAGGGTCCTCAAGGAGAACGTGGATCTCAGGGATCTCAAGGAGCTCAGGGTTGTGGTGTACAAGGAAGTCAGGGTCCTCAAGGAGAACGTGGATCTCAAGGATCTCAAGGAGCTCAGGGTTTTGGTGTACAAGGAAGTCAGGGTCCTCAAGGAGAACGTGGATCTCAAGGATCTCAAGGAGCTCAGGGTTTTGGTGTACAAGGAAGTCAGGGTCCTCAAGGAGATCGTGGTTCCCAAGGACCTCAAGGAGCACAGGATTATGGTCCACAAGGAAGTCAGGGACCTCCAGGGGATCATGGTTCACAGGGATCACAAGGAGCACAGGGTTTTGGAATACAAGGTTCGCAAGGTATTCAAGGAATACAAGGAAGCCAAGGACCACAAGGAAGTAATGGATCTGGACCACAGGGTTCCGACGGACCGTGTGGTGCTTTCGGAAGCCAGGGAGCTCAGGGAAGTCAAGGTTCTGGAATTCAAGGTAGCCAAGGACCACAAGGAAGTCAGGGTATTGGAGTACAAGGAAGCCAAGGTCCACAAGGAAACGGTTCTCAAGGACCACAAGGAAGCCAGGGTGCAGGGATACAAGGAAGCCAAGGTCCACAAGGAAATGGTTCTCAAGGACCACAAGGAAGTCCGGGTGGTGGAGTACAAGGAAGTCAAGGTCCTCAAGGAAATGGTTCTCAAGGAAGCCAAGGTCCTCAGGGAGTTGGTGTACAAGGAAGTCAAGGTCCTCAGGGAAATGGTTCTCAAGGAAGCCAAGGTCCTCAGGGAGTTGGTGTACAAGGAAGTCAAGGTCCTCAAGGAAATGGTTCTCAAGGAAGCCAAGGTCCTCAGGGAGTTGGTGTACAGGGAAGTCAAGGTCCTCAAGGAAATGGTTCTCAAGGACCACAAGGGAGTCAGGGTGGTGGTATACAAGGAAGCCAAGGTCCTCAAGGAAATGGTTCTCAAGGAAGCCAAGGTCCTCAAGGAGTTGGTATACAAGGGAGTCAAGGTCCTCAAGGACATGGTTCTCAAGGACCGCAAGGGAGTCAGGGTGGAGGAGTACAGGGAAGTCAGGGTCCTCAAGGAAATGGTTCTCAAGGACCACAAGGGAGTCAGGGTGTTGGCGTACAGGGAAGTCAGGGTCCTCAAGGAAATGGTTCTCAAGGACCACAAGGGAGTCAGGGTGTTGGAGTACAGGGAAGTCAGGGTCCTCAAGGAAATGGTTCTCAAGGACCACAAGGGAGTCAGGGTGTCGGAGTACAAGGGAGTCTAGGTCCACAAGGAAATCAAGGAAATCAAGGTCTTCAAGGAACTGGAATCCAGGGAGCACAAGGACCACATGGCGATAATGGGTTACTAGGGACACAAGGTCCCCAGGGATCACAAGGTGAGAGAGGATTTGGTACACAGGGAACTCCGGGACTGATTGGTCAACAGGGTGTACGGGGACCACAGGGTACACAAGGATTTGGACCACAAGGACCAGAATATATTCAAGGTAACCGGGGTCCACAAGGGAGCCAAGGTTTTGGACAGCAAGGAGTGCAGGGAGCAAATGGACGTCAAGGTCAGCGTGGTGTACAGGGACCACAAGGGAATATTGGCTCACAAGGTGGGCAAGGTAGTCAGGGACCATATGGATCTCAAGGTGATCAAGGTGTAGGTGGTCCACCTGCGTTAGTTATCACGTCTGTATGTAATGCGTCATCTGATTTATTACCATCATCAACTGATCCAGTAACGGCTAACTTTATGTCACATTTTGTCTCAGGTAATACATTATTTGTTTGGGGTAAAACTACTAGATTAGCAGGAGCGAGTGGTGGTACAGGTACTATGGAAATTACATTTTCAAAAACATCATTGGGATTAACAAACGACCAAACATTAGATGAAACTTGTTCAAATGGATTATTTAGTGCTATTCCAGGAACTGTGGGGAATACAGGAATGAATGCGGGTTGTGTCAGAGTATTTAATCGCGACATCACGGATATCTCATTCGTTTTCAAATTTCCAGCACTTGTAATACCCACATTTAATATGGAAATTTGTTATGATGTAAAATGTATCATAAATAGCATATCGATCGCACCATTTACACAGAATATTAGATATTTCGATACCATATTATCTCAGACGCAAACAACTGCAGAGGGAACGCTCGGACTAATACAATTTATTCCACCGGATTCATGCCTGGGCGTAGGGCCAAGTACTGTGCTGGCCGCTGTAAATTCACAATTAGCATTATACGATAAAGCTACCAATACACTAATCCAGCGGAAATCTTTACGTGGTGCATCTGGTTTTTGGGGTCAAACTGGTACAATTGGTCCATATTCAACACCGGTTACGAATACTGATACTGATATATTTGATCCATGGGTACTTTACGATCAATTAGCAAATCGATACATAGTATCCTCTGTCCGAGTAATTGGCGGACATCCATCTGGATCAACTGGAACAGTACTCTTTGCTATATCAAAAACAGATTCCCCAACAGATCTAACCGCTGGATCAACCGGATGGTATTTCTATCAGTTTAATCGAACATTAACTCCTAATCCGACTTTTCCAGATTTTGCAAAAGTTGGATTTAATGCTAATGCATATTATGTTTCTGAAAATAATTTTGAAATCGCGACAGGAGCATATGTAAATAGTAAAGTATTTGCAATTTCTAAATCATCCATATTATCTGGTGGATCACCAACAATCTTTGATAACATTATTTCCACATTATCACCTACATTAGCTCCCGCAATTAACTATGCTGGTGCAACGGGGGCAACAGGTATGCATTTTATAGAAGCATTTAATCAATCAAACTTACGGGTATGGAGTATAGCTGGAATCACCGGAACCGCATCATCAACATTTCTTTCGATACCATTTTATAATTTACCGAATGATGTATTACAACCAATTTTAGGACCATCTGGAAGTATTGATGGTGGTGATCAACGAATTTATAAATGCGTAGTTCGTAATAATCATTTATGGGCAGCGCATTCAGTGGGATTAACTGGCGCGGTAGATTCTGGAGGAGCCGCTAAGGTACTTGTGCGATGGTATCGAATTAATCTGGGAACTTGGCCAACATCTGGTCTTCCTGTAATCATACAACAACAAACAATTAATCCACCAGGAGATGATTCAATTTTCTTTCCGAATCTAGATGTAGACTCATCCAATAATATGGCTCTTGGAATATCTATCGGTGGTAGAACCAGGAATCCCGGTTTTGCGATCTGTGGTAGATTAGATGCAGATACTGCCAATACGACTCGTCCAATCATCATCACACGAAGTTCACCATGTGGATATGTTCCATCCGCGTCATTCGGAGCTCCCCCATTCAGATGGGGTGATTATTCTGGTATTGCATTAGACCCATCTGATGAATCATTCTGGATACATAACGAATTTGTTTTTAGTAAAACACAATGGAGAACTGGTGTAGCTAATTTTATTATCAATGGTTCACTCGCACCAGCCGCAGCTTTGTTTTCTCCATTGATTGATGAGCCACTATTATCACCGATGATAGAGAATTCAACACCTATGGTAGAAGAAATTATTGATGAAACACAAATGGTAAATACCAAATCGACTGCGCCTTCTATTGTTGATATTTAAATTCATTAATTTTATGATACCTTATCATAAAATTAATTCCAATTAATCATATTAATTTTCTGTCCATATGCATATCCTCGTTGTGTTAAACCACCGAATTGTTTTGGTGGAGCAACGATTGGTTCGATGTCGAATTCGTCTTGGGGTGGATACATATAGTAATGCCAAAATGCCCAAATCATTAATGAAATGGCGAGTGGATATTTCCAATTGAATTTATCCACAATTTTTGGTTTCTTTTCATCATCTATCTCAATTGTCTTTACTTGACCAATGCCAAACATGTAGACGACGATGCATAAACTAATGAATGATATCAAGAATACGATATAAGAATTTTTGAATATTTGTGCACTCATTTATATATATTATTGATATTTTTTAGATAGTCTATCTGGATTTCCTACCATGTTTGATTCTATCATCATGTGTTTCTGTACCATATTCTTCGATGTAATCTAGTTGACTCGGATCAATTCGTTCGGATGTTTCTGCACTAATACGAGCAATTTTATGGACATGCCCAGACATGGTTGTTTCTGATACATTATTCGGAATATTTTTTACTGGAGTGGGATTGATGTTAATATTGATTAATTTTTTATCATTTTTATCTAATCCACGATTGGCGATATTAGATGATTCGGATTCAGATTCATATGGTTTTTTTATTTTGGATGGTATCACATCATGTCCACCTTCCATACTAGTAATCAATTTATCAATTCCCATAATAGCCTGGATTTTTTGTTTATCGGTTTTGATATTTTCTGATTTGATTATTTTAGTGATTTCATTTTCGACTTTTGGATCGATATTCTTTTCAGATACTGCTTTAATAGGCGCACTGGGTTGGGGTAATGGGGCGCCAATTAATTCTACCTTAGGTGGTTCATTGATGATGTTAATGGAATTAACCAAGTATTCTTTCAGAATGAGAGAAATAGGTAACATTTTTCGGATAGCACGGGTAATGGCAGATTGGATATTTTGTTGGACGATAATTTGATTTCGCTTAAAATCCATCGGTGTAACATCATGGAAAAACAGAAACGGATTATTATGAGCATCCTTGGCACATTCTATATAACATCGATGAACCAGATTGTATGTGGACATGGTATTGTAATATGATTGTGCAATAACATTACTAATGGTATTAGAATATGTGAGTAGAATAATGTTAGATTTGATGACAGCTTTGATGAGATCATCTAGATATTCGGAAGTGCCACTAAGTTGTTTGATACGATTCGTTTCCTTTTCTATTTCTGCTTGATTCCATTTATCAATACCTTGGAGAAGTTTTTGGAATATCATCAATGTTTTATTATTGGCAACACCACTTTCACTGGCAATTCTATCCGCTTCTTTGTAGAGCGAACTTAATCCCTCATAGATGAATGGCGTTAATGTGTCTATCAAATGATCAGTATATTCATTTTTTATTTCTAGAAACAATGCAACATTCATGTTATATAATCTAGAATCGATTAGTTTTTTTAAAACCGAACGTTTATATATAGATATAATGAATTCGTTTATCCAGAATGCCCACACTGTTCCATTAACTCATTTGGTTACACTGAACCTTGTATTGATTGTCGCATTAGCATATTGGTTTGCCAACTATATGGAATATGATAATAGAACTACCATGATCGTCATTGGGGTATTGTTAGTAGCAAGCATTATCGGTCATCCAATGGCAGGTATTCCAGATAATTGGAGTTATTATTTTGGTCAAGGGGAAAGACCGCAAAATTGGTAATTATGATTGATTTTAAGGATAATAAATGCAGAAATGGATATGGGAAGTAAAGCGCAACTTAAATATGAAATTGATCCAAAACAGATTGTGTTGGATACAATCCAGAGGGATGTATCAATTTTACTGTAGGATTTTGGGATGGTTTGGAACCCATGGCAAAATCCATAGATGGAGCTAATGGATGCGCCAAGAAGACCTCGATAATGGGCGTTTTTGAATAACATAATATTATTGTATATGGATATGATAATATTATATGGGGTGTATATGGTATGGGATTTTGTTGTTTGATGAAGATACACTGAATGAGCTTCCTCATTGGAATAATCAAAAAAATTGATAATTAATTATCGTTTATTATATGATATTATGCATATTCATATATATAATATCATGAGTAAAACAAATCGTCCGAATAATGGATCCAAAAAGGAGGTCAATAAATGTCAAGCAAAGTCACAAAATGGTAGACGTTGTACATATAATGCCAGCACAAAATGTGGTAGTTTATTCTGCAATAAACATAGTACTCAATGGTCAACGAGAAATGACGCATCATCTGGAATTAGGAGATGCAAATCTAGAACACATTGTAAGAGTCAAATAGGTGCAACCAAGGCAATTTTACCAGTTGGATATGATAAAGAAAGTTGTGTAGATTGTTTGGAACATGCAGCTACGAACGAAAAGAACCGAACAAGAAGTATTAATATTAAACAAACTAATATTATGCGTGTTGATACTAGTAAAAATACGAAACCGACAACATATATTTGTCCATATTGTCCGAGTGGAATAACACATAATATCGAAGATATGGGTGTACGAAAGAATGGTACAATATCCAATAAATGTAAGAGTTGTTTTCTTGGACAACAGACGCGAGAAAATAGGAGAAATGCCAGAGATATGGTTGAGCGTAGAGAATATTCAAAGGAATATGAGAGTAGACCAGAAATAAAGGAAATGCGAAAAGAATATAAAAAATCACATCCAGAGCTAGTCTACGAATGGTATACTAAATATCGTGCAAAGGAATTAGATAAAAATCCAGATGAATTTAGAAAACGAAATGCCGAACAGCAGAAACAATGGCGGGACAAACTAAAAGCAGATAATCCGGAAAAATATTATAAAATAATGCATATGTATCGAACTGATCCTCAAAATGCATATACTCTCTTGCAACGCCGTGCGGATAGGGATGGATATCCATTAGAATTTGATAAGGACTATTTTGATACGATAATACGTGAAAAATGTTATTATTGTGGATATGATAATAATGATGATCGCCTTATGGGAATCGACCGAATTGATAATGATGTTGGTTATACGGTGGATAATGCGGTTCCGTGTTGTAAAATGTGTAATATGATGAAGAATACATTAAATGAATCAACGTTTATTTTAATGTGTGCGCATATCGCGACATACTCAGGTATAGCTGATTTTGGATTATATCCGGAAGTATTCAATGATATTAAAACCAGTAAATATGCAAAATATGTATGGCGTGCAGAGAAAAAGGGATTAAAATTCATACTTGATACAAAAACATTTGAATTAATAAGAAGTGAAGAGTGTTATTTATGTGGAAAAGAAAATTCTGATACGCATATCAATGGCATTGACCGGTTTGATAATGATGAAGGATATACATATTGTAATGCTGTATCCTGCTGTGGTAATTGTAACTATATAAAACGAGATATAAACGTTCTTAGTATGATAGATAATTGTAGTTTTATCGCACAGGAACATTTAGATCGGTTATCTGTATTAGTGAAAATATGGACACCTAGTAATTTTTTGGAGGAAAATTCCAATAAACAAAGGTATACTAAAGAAGAAAAGAAAGAGAATACTATGGAGAAAAAACGTATTAGACATATTAAGACTATGTCATCAAAAACGCCGGATGTGATTAAAGCAAATGCTGCTAAAAAGAAAAAAGCATCATCTACTTGTAACGAATCATCTGGAATTGATAATCATGATATAATCAATGAAATATATGATATCAAAGGGCTTGATACAGCTATCGACGATATGAATGCACGAGGTATGACTTTTAATGAATATATTTTGGAAATGGAAAAACGTGAATTAGATAACGTAGCTACGGAAGTATCCGCTAATAAAACTGCTCGAAAAAACGAATTAAAAAGGTGTAATTCAAAAAAATCCGCCTGAAATGGATCATAAATGCGCACATAGCAAACATCCAACTAGGTTAGAGATAATACATAATATTGATTAATAATAATTAATCAATATTATCAATTTGTAAAAATATAAAGTAAAAAATCCACCCATACCTTAGCTAATTGGAATACGCAAGACCGCCCATACCACTCATTATCCTCAATACATTGTAATTAACAGCAAAGATCATAACTTTATTGTCGTTATTATTGAAGAAATCCAAGCATTGTCCATTGACAAAGTCAGCAAACCAGAGATTCAAATTGGCTGTATCAATTCTGGAGAAATTGCAAGTACCAGATGGTTGATGTTCTTCTGGGTTCAATGCAAAGGAAAAGACGTTGACTCCATCACGTGGAGTATCAGTATGGTATAAGTATGGTTCGACGGTATCATACCAGAATCCGGTTCTCTTGGATTGACGATCTTGTCCGTTCAATTGGAGTTGTACTTCACTAACTGGGTTAATGGTTCCATCGATCAACAAACCGTAGTTGTCATGTTGCCAGACAATAACATCAAAGTTCTTGATGTATGCGGAACGGTTGTCTTCATCGAAGAGATCAACTGGAATTGATAAATCTGTAATGGATAAATCGTTTCTGGTGATTCTTTCGACTTCAGGATAAGTCAAATCTTCGTTATCAAAATCAGTGAAGATTCTAATGACTCCTTCGACTTTATCTCTCAAATCGCAACATTTGTTTCTCTTCAAAAGTGGGAGATTTGGTGCAAGACGACCAATCAAGGTACATCCATCAGCAAATTTAGCAGCGGTGGCTGAATCATTGAATGTATACAATGGTTCTTCGGCTGGGGAAGCTGGGTTAACACCAACATATTCCACGCCGTTGTCTCCATTGTATGATCCATCGTGACAATCAGCAGTGTTTTCATTGAAATAACCGAAATCGTCCAAATCATATTGAGATAACAATAACAATTTTGCGGCATCTTCTCTAGCAACTTCCCAATCATATGGGTTGTAGATAGTGAAACGTCCACCTTGGTAGTTACCGAGTTTAGTAACCCAAACTAATTCTTTACATGGATGGTTAAAGTTGAGTTTGTATTTTTGGGAGTTGCTACTGTTGATTGATTCTTCTCCAGTAAATTGAAGTTGTTCAATCAAATATTCGTGTGAAACTTGAGCAAATCGTCTTCTTTCTTCAGTATCAAGAAAGACGTAGTTAACATATAAAGAAGCATCATTCAATTCAAATTGTTCTCCAGCAGATAAGAATGCAGAACTGGCAATGTAACATTGTTCAGCTGGTCTAAATCTAACGTAGATTTTAACTTGATGGTATTGAAGAGCAATCAATGGAAGAGCTAATCCGTTGTTTCTACAGAAATAAAATTGAAGAGGAACATACATGGTATATTCTGGTTTCAATAATGTGTTTTCTGGACAATCCCAGCTGAGAGTGCTTACTTCAGTTAATTCTGGAATATCTCCGATCATTTTGGCATAACCAGATTCTTGTCCGACTTGGTGAGTTAATTCATACCAGATATTCAACCAATCTCCGTATTGTTTATCAATTTGGGAACCTCCGATTTCGAGTTCAACATCATCAATAATAGCGAAACCTAATTTTCTGACCCATGCAAATTCAACATGTCCAAATTTAGTGAAGTCTCCTGTAAATCTGACTTCTGGGAGAATAACTTTCAAGAATGTTTGTGTAATTAAATCACCATTTCTTGAAATTTCACAAGTACTTTTTCTTGCAAAGTTGGTTGTTCCATTGAAGTATTGTTCAATTGATTCAACTGCAAAGTTTGTATGTCTTCGGTAGACTATTTTGAAGAAGGTGATTTGAGGATTACCGGTCAAGTAAACATCTTGAGCACCATATGCAACTAATTGGAGAAGTCCGCCTGGCATCTTGATATATATGTATTAATGAGAAAAAAAAATTATAGATTTTATTCGTTTCAAAAAAACTATAATATATTTGAGATATAAAGATTCCCTTTTTTAGAAAATAACGCAGAAATCCCGTGCACGATCGTATATATCGTGTTGATTCCATAATATATAGCCAAATTTACAATCTCATATTTTTCTAATCATCATGATAATTAGAAAAACTTACTTGAAAAATACTTTCTTTTGAATTTCATTGGATTTGACTCTATTATCAATCACAATGGTACTTGACGCATCATCGAGATAATATCTGTCGATACAATTTTCTTGAAATGACTTAAATGAAGGAAACATAGAAAAATATTGGTTGTACACATTTTTAAAATTTTCTGGTGTGTAAAATACATAATCAAAATTATGTCTCATTTCCGGTGGCATGCATGTCAAACTCCCTGAACTAGTCGTCCCAATAATGAGTGACAATCGATAGTGTCTACTATTAAGCATCAATTGACGAACTTCATCATTTCGCATAATCTCTTTTGTCAAACAATCATCCAAAATGAGACATCCACAAAATGGCATATTTTGTTCCAGATAATGGACTGCTCTAGTCAAATAATTCATAATAGCATTTCTGTCATATGAATACAATTGTACGATAGTTGCATTATTGTTGTTTGTGGAAAACAAACTTTGGTATTGTGTATTAGGCGAGATTACCAAAATATCACTATATTGATTTAATCTTGTATTCACTAGATCAATAATCATATTACTTCGACCGATTGGATTACATCCAATCACCCCGATACTTGGATATGAACACATGGTTTCCATCGAAAATTTACTCAATGCCATTGTATTCTGTTTACTCACATCATAAGATAACAATTTCCAGATAAATACCGTTTGATCCACTGTCTGGGTTGTGTTATATAATCCAAAATATCCTCTACCAACATTGGTCGTAGATTCTGTCAAACTAATTTTATAATGTTCATAAATTACAGAAAATCCATTCAATGATATAGATTCGATATCCGAAAACCCAGTAAATTTACAGATCATATCATTAACGGTTTGAATAAATTCATGTTCTGATGCGACATTACAAATTATCCTTTCATCAGAAGTTGATTTTGTTTCCGAAACGCAATACATATATATCTGTCTTAATAGCATATTTTTATATGAGTTGTTAGGGTCGCGTATCAGATTATTTTTGATCGAAATTTACATAAAAAAAAATATCATATAAAGTTTCAATTAGGAGTAAATTACTATATGACCTAATGGTAAAAAACAAAACCGGAAAAATAGAAGCAAATCAAAAAAAGAGAACACTTGATCAAAAACATACTGAATACATTTCGAAATTCGATTCGATGAATAACGAATTGCCAATAAAACGTACAAAATTATCCAAACTAAAACGCGAACTGAATGAGTTATTATGTATGCATCCAGACGAATGTAGTCGAGAAGATATTCATCGTAAATCAGTGTTAATGGATATAATTGCTAATCTTACTTCCGAGATAAATGAGATAGAAAACTGTACTGAACCTCTACAATATATTGTAGATACATTACCCATTTTAGTAGATTATTATGATAACAAAAATTTGATAGAAGATGGTATGGAGGAATTCATCGATAATTACAATGATACTGGGAAGAAAAATATTCTCACTTATTTTATGAAAGAACCAGCTCTAGTGCATATCAAGCCGGTCATCTCTGGTAGCAAAACTACCCAACCCAAAACAAGCAAAGCCCAATTATATAACAATTATTTGAATATCACCGATATCACACATACAAGGCCGGCGAAAAAAAAACAGAATAAATGTAACAAACCAGATTGTGATGGGACGATACTAGTAAGTGATGGCAATTATGTATGTGATATCTGTGGGGTAGCGGAACCATATTTCTCTACCTATGGAAAACCCAATTACAAGGAGCAATCACAGGATTCTGGTGTTTATGCATACAAACGAATTAATCATTTGACGGAGATTCTCAGTCAGTTACAGGCCAAAGAATCTACGGATATCCCACCTAGGGTATTTGAAAGTATCCATCGTGAAATCAAGAAACGAAAAATTTGCAAATTTGATCTAGATATATTCAAATTACGTCGTATCTTGAAAAAACTAAATTTACGGAAATACTACGAACACGTTCCGCATATCTTGCAAATTATCAATGGAAAAGAACCACCAAATTTTAGCCGACGTGACGAAGCCAAAATCAAAAAAATGTTTAAAGATATTCAGAAACCATTCACTCTATTTTGTCCGAAAAACAGAAAAAACTTTTTGAACTATTCTTATGTTTTGCACAAATTTTGCGAACTACTGGATTTGGATGATTACATTAGTTATTTTCCGTTATTAAAGAACAACACCAAATTACTCCAACATGATCGTATTTGGAAGAATATCTGTGAATATATGCATTGGAAAATGTATCGATCACTATAGGTTAAATATTCATATTGTGATATGAATATTTAAGAATAATAACTATCTTTTGTCATTTGATACATATCACTAATCAATGATGCTTTATTAACAACATTCCGATTCAATGAAGAATAATGAATATTAGTAATATCATTTTCAATAATGCACGTAAAAATATGCGCGTCATCGAATTCTATAATGGTGCATGTAATGGGAATAATAAATTGTCCAACTATCATATCTTCAAAACGGTCGATGTATCTGCCATCGTTACAAATTATCCTGACTAAATCATTTTTGTATTTCGTCATATTACAGTTCTGATGGATATTTGCAAAAAAACTGATAATTTTTTTATTTTTTTGTAATGTCGCCACACGAAAGTATAAGGGGACCGTATTAAAGATATTTTTTATTTCATCTGACCAAAGTAATGGTATATATTCTGCTGGTAAAATATGTACTTTGTGGTAGAATACGATATGTACGCCAATGACGGTATTTTGATCATATTTCAAACAAACATTATCCAAATCGTAATATCCAATTTGGTCTACAGTGATTCCTATGATCTGTCCAACATCATTGGTTTTTGGTACGATAAGATACTTAGACGCATTATAGTATCGCCTCGTTTTAATAGAATATATCGGACTGTTCTCCATGTTATTATCATTTAATAATAAAAAATATTTAATGTATTATTAAATCAATTTTTTTATAGCATCATTCCAGTTGCAATCATCCCAGGTGCTACACCAAAGATTGATTGCCCAATACCAAATCCAGCACCAAATCTCGCACCAAGCGAAACTGTTGGTGAAAATGTATCTAAAATAGCAAAAACAAATGCAGCAGTAATACCTAACATCACGACTTCTTTCAACTCTAATTTTCCTCTGGTGAACGTATGGGCAACAAACGCAACCGCGAGTCCTTCAAATAAATATTTGATAGCTCTCGTAATGATGTTCGTGGTATTAAAATCAAATGGAGATGCATTGTATTGCATGGTTGGTTGAACAACTGGATTATGTCGTACTGGAATATCAAGCGGTTCTTGCAGAAGAGTAGACATTTCGGGAACAAATGGGGCAGCCATTGATGCAGAGTAATCACTAGTATTTCCATAATAATCAGCCATTGGAAGTTATATATATATATATATTAAAAAGAAAAAAACAGATTAATTATAATTAATTCGAGTTTGGCTGTGAATCATTGTTCATATTTTTTTTTGTTAATAAGAGTACCTGATTATATTTCAATTGCAACTGTTTGATCTTTGTTTCATATTGTCGTTCCCTAGTAGCGTAATCATTATTGAGGTTCACCGATTTATCCAATTTTTCTCGCAATGATACTAGTTCTGAGCGAACCGTATTATATTTATCCACCGTAGACATCTCCTCTGTTTCTTTCGTATTGATCTTATTCTCGAGTATCATATTGGCATCACGAATATTAGAAATAGTAGATCTAGATAATGTTAACGCCTCGATAGTTTGATTTAACCGTTCTTCCAAAATATCGTTATTATCTTGCGCATTTTTAATGGTGTCTTCATAACTCGTAATTAACGTATTTTTCTGATTATCAAAGTCAAGTTTCATTCTATCCATCTCTTGTGTATGTTGGTCATTGATTTGGGTTAATGTCTGATCAATATTGGCTTGGGTAACTGACATTTTTTCATTCAATGATCTCTGTTTATCTAGTTCTATAAAGGTTGCATACTGGTTCTCGGTAAATGATTTCACATGGTCCATTAAACTTTTGATTTGCTGATCTTTATTGGCATTCGCAATATCAAATGTCTGTTGCATCATCACCATTGTATCATTAAGTTTCAATATTTGATTTTCATATTGGGATGTATGGTCATTGATATATTTTGTTTTTTCTAATTCAAATGACTCTTGAACATGTCTAATACGAGACAACATAGTCGTTTCGATCTCTCGTAATTGATTTTTGATAAGATCATATTCTGTGAGACGATGTTGTAATTGATAGACAAGATCTTCCTTTTCAGAAGATAATGTGGTGACCTTTTTGGTGATTAATGAAATGTCTGATTGTAAATTCTCGATTGCAGTACAATAATCAGTTATTCGTATATGTTGATCTTTTTTAGAATTTTCTAAGATAGTAATTTGATGTTCCATTTCTTGGTGTTTCATTTCCAATCTTATCAATTCTAGATTTTTTTCATCGATTGTATTTTGTTTCGTCATTAGATCATGAACTAGGATGTTATGTTTATTACCCATCATCTTCGTCGCATCCAGATCCATCGTTAGTTGTTTACACCATTCCGCATTTTTCGATGATATCATTTCTGTATCATATAACTGTGATTTCAATTGACTAACATTTTGTCGCAACTCTTCGATGATAGATTCGGATGAATTAATTTTAGTATGACAATACAAGTGAGCATTACGTAATTCTTGTAGAGTATCTTCTATCATCTGTTTGGAATGCAATGTGTCTTGTAAACGGGATTCTATTCCATCATGCACCTGTTGCAGTTCATATGCTCTATTTCTATATAGGTCAATTTGCTGGGTTTTTTCGGATAACTTATCTTGATGAGATTGCATCATCGTAGCTAATTCCTGATTACGGGCCATCAACAAATCATGTTTTTCATTAGATAATTTGTAATGTGTAGTAATCGTATCCTGTAGTCGTTTATGAAGGCTAGTACGGAAAATATCATACTTTTTTTTCATATCCATAATATTGGCATTGTATGTTGTAAGAATATCCTGCATAGATTCATTATGCGCATCACTCAATGTTTTTTTTTCGGAGATATGTTGATTGATCACTGAATTGATAATAGAGTTTTTTTCAATCAACTCATTTTGTAATTTCCTGTTTTCCTTTGCAAGGATAGTGATATCATGTTTGAATTTTTTTAATATATCATCGTTATTATTTTCGGATGAGGAATACATTATACATTGGGTATGATAATATTTTTTTGCGATGAATCCAATAATTATACGTTGAATTTTGTGGTTTAAAAGTATAATTAATAGTATCATAACAGAACAATGGCTACGAGAAACAAATACAATATCATTAATAATATCGAAGATGATGCTCCATTCGGGAGTATTAATTTTTGTACCATTAGTTTTATCACCCCAGAGAAGGTAGATGCTACCAAATATCTGGACATCTATGGGTTTAAAATAACTAATGGATACAATACCATGGAGCTTGCTGATGCAGATGCTCTAAAAATCAAGGAAAAAAATAAAAACCATGACGTCTACATCTGTGAACTTGGGAAATTATGTGCCTGGGATGATGCTACTAAATCAGATTCACTACAATATGACAACAAAAAACTGAATGATTTGGAAACTACTCGACGAGAACATGCTGCGAAAATCAAATTAATGTCGGAACAGTACAAAAACGAATTCAAACCAATGCCAGACATGAATAAGAAAAGGAAGGATACTCAGATGAAAAAAATCCAAAAGCAGTTATACGAAAGAGGACTTATATCAAAAGATGAATTGGATATGATCAAAGATGATCCTAAGCCAGCTGGTCTTATCAAACAAGAAGCATTGGCGAAGAAAAGAATGGATATTGAAATGGAGAAAGTATTTGAAACTGATTATTTGGATGAAAATGTACCAGTCGGATTGAAATATGGTTGTTTTACAATCTATTCTCCAAAACACATTAAAGGTCTGAAGACCTTGTGTTTTAAAATCCGTGGGTTATTCCAAACCATCGAAGAAACTACCAAACGTGTCAATAAATTGGGGGCATTATACAAGAATGATCGTATTTATACATTTGAGATTGGGAAATGGTGTGCATTTTCATGTACTGATAATTTACCAGTCGATACTCAATTAAAAAGGTTGAATTATGCGATGAAATGTTATCTTGATAATTTGGAGATAGAGAAAGATGAATTTGAGAAACGAAAGGCAGAAAAACTCGCCGAAGCAGGCAAAGACAATGCGACACTCAAAGAAAAAAATCTTCAAGAAAAATTACAAGAAAAACAAGCTACCAAAAACACATCAACTACTGTGTCTACTCCAGTGGTATCAAACAAACCAGTTTCGATGGGTACAGAAGATGATATCGCTATCCAAGCATTGATTGATTACTTGAATGATGATGAAGTATCACAACTTGCTGCAGAAAAGAACAAACATGTTAAAAAGGAAAATCCAATTGCGATTGATATTTAAGTAACTATGAATGAAATATATAACATATAAATTTCATTAAAGAATCTATCTAATAGATAAGTAATGGGTGCGTTATCAATTCTCATGAAAATGTTATTTATTATTGGACTTGTTGTGATCATAATTTCATTAGTGAAAGCATACAATAATTGTCCACCAGAGAAAACAGTATACAGATATATTCCAAGGACATTTATTGAAGATCAAGAAAATCCAGTCCCATTAGATGATATCTTCTATACAATGTTTAATAATCCATCTCCATGGATCGCAAGTGTAGATGTCCAACGTAGAAAGAGTGATATCGCCGAAAATCTAAATAAATATTATGTTACACAAATTTAATCACAATAATATATTGCTGATCATAAAAATTTATTTCACCATTTCTACTTTGATATCCATTTCATTCGGTTTCCCACCCAATAATCTATTATTATCAGCTAACTGAGCATCTGCTCTTTGACGGATATGTTTTGGATTATAATATTTATCATGCAATGAATTGAATTCCTTCGATCCGAATTTAAATTTATGATCACCTGCTTTGAACCAAAATACTTTTTCAGTGACGGTATCTGTAGGTCTTCTGTTATCGATGACCATAGATCGATAATCCTTGGTACATTGAGTAAAAACTACACAAAAAACTTTTTTATTTGGAAACATACTCGCATAGTTTTCATAAATTTTCTTGATATTGATACTTGAATCTTCTTTTAGAAGAAATACGTAATCGAAATTCAATCGAAGATCTGGTGTGATTCCCAATGGTGTTTGCATCGTGAGCACATATGTTAATTTGTAATGTCTACCATTCATTAGTATTTCCATGATATTTTGATCCTTCGCCCATGTTTTTTTGGATGCCAAACAATCATCCATGATCAGTATTCCAGATGGATTCACTTTTAATCCCCTTTTTTTCTTATCCTCCTCTTTCTGGATCATAATGGTTTGTCTGATTAATATCTTATTTAGAAGAGCTGGTTTAATCTCATAATGGATATATATATCCGGAAAAAATGAATTGTAAAACGAATTCATCCGATCAGTAGGCGCAATCACAACCCCTCCAGGGATGTGTTTATAATGATACATAATATCACGTGTAATCCAACTCTTACCAGTACCACGTTTGGCTATCATTACGATTGCTGGATGGTCAACCATTTTTTTTAAATCAAATTCAGCAATTTGGAACTTATTATAATTCATATCTTACATTAAGACCACATATTTTTCTAATCTACATATATATGTCTAGTTCAAAACAAGATAATACTGGTAGAAATATCATAATTGGGATTATAATTTTGGCTATCCTAATCGGGGCTGGAGTTGCAGTCTGGTATTTTGTCTTCAAAAAAGTGGATGTTACTATCACCATCAATCCTGCCAAAACAACTGCTCGGAAAGGAGATACTATTAATTTTTCTACTACGGTCATCGCTCCTAATAAAGAAACTATTACCCAGAAAGTTACTTGGTCAGTGAATGACAAAAACCTAGGAAATATTGATGAAAATGGTAATTTTAATGCCATTTCTAATACAGGTACAGTAACAGTGACTGCAACCAGCCAGGATAATACCTCCAAATCAGCAACGGCTACAGTCACATTAACAAGTGCAATAATTGAACCAAGTACAATTACAGAACTTGCTACCAATACTAGTTTGGATCCTACTGGTACACCAGTAAAAATGATGTGTGCTAATGGATCATATGTCACGTCAGTCTATGGTAATTCCAATACATTTATTGATAAAATTGGTCTTAAATGTTCTGATGGCAGTACAGTCGGACCATTTGGAATTGATGGTGGTACTCCGTATAATATAAGTAATTCCGATGGATTTGGAAAAATAGAATTAGAACATGGTAAATGGAATGTAAGTGCCATGGATTTATTCGATAAAAATAATAAGTTAATTGGCAAAAAAGTTGGCCAGCATTATAGTGATGGTAAAATTCGTCCATCTACTTGTCCAGAAAACGAAATTCTAGTTGGAATCCACGGTGATTATGCGGATCATTATAAAAGAGTGGGTATTATTTGTAGAAAAAAATAATTTAAATATGAAATAATATAACTTAATATTAGTTCATATGGCTGACAAAAAATCATCCAATACAATAATCATTGGTATCATCGTGTTGGCATTATTTCTCATCGCAGGTGGTGTATTCTATTGGTGGTATTCTAGTAGAATGAATATTAGTGTTAAAATTTCTCCTACCAATGTTAATGTTGAAAATACGATAAAACAACAATTTAAGGCGGTTGTTACGGATAGCAACCAAAATGCCAAAGATATGACGGTGACTTGGTCTGTAGATGATTCTTCCAAAGGAACCATTACAAATACTGGATTATTTACTGCCAAAGCTGATTCTGGAACGGTACATGTCATTGCGATGAGTAAAGCAGATCCCACCAAAAAGGACCAAATTACCGTTACGCTAAAACCCAAAGCAGTGACTCCACCAAATAATCCGCCAGAACAAACTAATTATAAACCATGTAATATAATGCGTGCCCAAGGAAATTACAAAATGCTGATAGATAAACCATATACGGAATGGACCGATGATGATCGCAATGGAGCAATTGTCATTATTGGTACCGGGACTGGTTATAATTTTTCGGGATTTGATAATGATCAATTAGCGGCTATTTTGAAATTAGATTGTGATAAATTACGTCGAGATCCTGGCTTTCCTATCCCACCTCCATGGACTGATGATTATCGAAATGGAAAAATTTCAATAATTGGACAATACACAGTTCCGAATAGAAAAATTCAAGGATTATCCAATGAACAAATTTATAGTTTGTATGTTGGAAAATAAATTTATCATTAACAATACTAAATTTAATTAACAAATGATGTGTTCACATGGAGAACGTTCTAATAATTTCATGCAACCACCATCACGTTGGTATGTCAGGACTTCTTTATCCAGACACATATGATTCATATCATATTCATCGTCTGTAATTTGATCCGATAATGCATCATATTCTTCGGTGCTTGTATTAATCAAGTTACCATCTTTTTTATAGAATTCCTGTTGGATATGAATTTCGCATGTGGTATCATCCCATATGATATTATCCACCCATTCCGAACTATAACAAAATTCATCTATCACAAGTTCTGGCCATCCTTGACTAATATCAGTTACATCAAAAAATTTGTATTGATATGGTCCACCCCAATAACATCCTTCGACAAGTATTATTGTCCCGGTAGGATTAATTTGACTTCGTGTCCAGCAAAAAGAATTACCTTTTTGGTATTGTTCGGTTTGCTTGATACTATCTTCATTGTTATAAATTTCCCCCGTATCACAATTCACAAAAATCTGCGACATGTAGTTTGTTCCAGTCTGTAACCATTCCTGCCCATCTTTCATAAAAAATGAATGATACATGATACTATAATTCCGATGAATAACCGCAATTTCTTTTTTTTGATCACATTGGATCAATTTCCCTGATGTATATGACCAACATCCATCCAATGTTTTATATGTTCCGATTTCTAATAGATATTTCCCGGATGGACTAATATATGTTTCTTTTTTGAGTAGGTTATCGTCAGTGATAAATTGTTCAGCCATTCGTTAATGTGATGTAATAGATCTAATGTATTTATATCTATTTTTGAGGTTGGTTTAAATAACTTTATTACCTATTCAATATAATAACTATGACAGGAGGTTTAATTCAGTTAGCTATATATGGTTCCCAGGATATCTTTCTTACCGGAACACCACAAATTACTTTTTTCAAAATTGTCTATCGGCGATTTACTAATTTTGCAATTGAAGCCATCCAGCAAGAGTTTATTGGAGAAACTAACTTTGCCACGGAAACATCCTGCGTCATTGATAAAATTGGTGATTTAATGAACAGAGTTTATTTAGAAATCGTATTACCTAGTGTAGATTTGAAAAAAAATCCAGCGAATAATTCCATTGATAGAATCGTAGCTCAACAGGAATTTACTGATGTGCAACAGTATTATAATTTGGTTTCGGAATATATCAAGACGGACACAGATTATATCAGAAAGTTAGCATTAATGATTCGTACAAACAACTTACCAATGGCGGATATCGAGGCAGTGATGTATGATCCAGACTATATTAGTCCATTACGTATTCAACGGGAAAATCTCAAACAATATATTTTAACAAGTGACGCATTTAATAGTATTGCTGAATTACGCGATTTGAAATTACCATTAGTGAACCAAATTAATAGATTTGATATTCAGATATTATTCAATGCAGTAATTCAGAATATCGATCGTTTTGAGAGAAATGTTTCCATTGAAGAACGCAATTTGATGAAACGCCAGGCCTTAGCCAGACTAATTACCAAATCGATTTATTCTGAAATGCAGGATTTTTATATGGTCGCATACAATATCTTTTTACAGAAACAGAAAGTGATACAAGCATTTAACGATGGTACCTACGAAGAACGATACAAATTTGCGTGGGTTGAAGAAATTGGTCATGCAATCATTGACCAACTGGATTTGAAAATTGGTAATGAATTGATAGATCGTCAAACAGGTGATTGGATGATTTTATTTAATAATATCGCCATTGATGAATACCAAAAAAAGAATTATGAAAAAATGATTGGTCAGGTTCCTGAATTGATTACATTTGATGACCAAATTAAACCTGAATACAAACTGGTTATTCCATTACAATTCTATTTTTGTCGACACAATGGATTATCTATTCCGCTAGTTGCATTGAGATACCATGATGTACAGATTAATTTAACTACCAAAGATTTATCCAGATTATGTTATGTCGAAGATAATATTAATTTGTTAGATATTCCGAATATCCAATCTAGGTACGGTATTAATTTAATTTCCGCTAGACTATTTGTAGATTATATTTTTTTGGATTCTGATGAAAGACGCCGATTTGCCCAAGCCACTCATGAGTATTTGATAGAGATTGTCCAATATAACGATTTCACAGATATCCTTGGTAAACAATACAATGCACATCTTACCTACGCTCATCCTACAAAATTTCTCATTTGGTTTTGCCAACCGAATCAATACCGAACGAATCCCACCGGTCGGAACAAATGTCAATGGAATAATTTCGGCACCCACCCAGATAAGACTGGATATACACTCTCATCTACTTTCATTAGAATCAACACTTATGAATTAACCGATACTAGTCAAGATGTAATTTATTTCAATTATGTCCAACCATATCAATATTTCAATCATTCACCTACCGATGGAGAATACGTGTATTCATTCGGAATAAAACCATTAGAACACCAACCATCTGCCACGGTCAATTGCTCTCGGTTGGATGATCTTGGATTGAATCTTGTTTTTTCTGATGAATTTTTAGCATTAGTGAATTCGAATACAGTGAGTGAACCTGGAATTTATATTGGGGCTTATGTAATGTCGTATAACATTATGAGGTTCATGTCGGGTATGGGTGGTTTGGCATTTCAGACAAGTACATAAATAGGATATGCTATTGATAATTTATTTTTAATAAAAATAAATTATTAACTGATACAAAACATTTCAACATGCCCAGAACCACCACATTTTTCACATATGTGGTCACCTAATAGATGGAGTAAGCCACATGTACATCCATCTGGACAGTTATCCTCTAGATGTTTTTTTTCTCCACATAATCGACATTTGTGATTATAATAAGCATGGGAATACGATCCACATTTACAAAGGAATTTACATTTTTGTTCCATATGGCCACGTTTATTACAAACCGAACAGATATGCATTAATTTACTATGTATCATACCACATAAACATATATTAGAACATTTAGTTTCGATATGACCTTTCATCTTGCATATTTGGCATAAATGGTCTTCTACCATATGCCGTTTTCCACAGGCACATCTTTGAGGACACCGTAATTGAGAATGACCCATGGCGTCGCACCATTGACATTTAATATATCTTTTGCATTCAAGATAATGATGTGGGTCACAACAGACATAACACGTATTCAATTTCGGTGGCAAAATATCAAGATATATTTTCCACAGATGTTTGGCAATATCAGGTAGTGGTGCCAGAAACCAAATCGCAATTAATCGTTTTAGATGACTGGTGGGGAATGATAATTCATATTTACGATTATATGTTGCCAATGTAACTTCATCAATAATAACGATTTTGGAATCTACAAGATCGGCGTCTCGTAAAGCATTGAGATCCGGTGCATATGTACGTTCTGAGATATTATTTAGCTTATTATTAATGAAATTTAATATTGTGGTAGATGTTAATGGCCTGAATATTTGATTGCCCATATTAGTTAACAAAATATGTTAATTGAATACTGTAGCTATTAATTTTTCAATTTTTATGCTAAATTAACTAATTCGGCCACCATCCCAACTGTCACTGAGGTATTTTTTGGAGATCCTAATCCGGTAATATTATCAAATCCAGATTTGGTAGTAAATGTTCCAGCAGCCCCTACGATAATATCAAAAAAGACAGTCGCATATTTTCCATTTGTCTTTGTTCCATATAAATATGTTAATATAGCAGCAGTAGATAATGTTTTTTTACTAGCAGCCATACGTAATTGATTGGCGATGGCAATTACCCCAGCCATACATGGACAACTCAAACTGGTACCACCAACTTGGTAATATTTACCTGCATAACAGACAGGAACTCCTGTATTTGGATCTCCCAAAAAACTCACATCTGGACATTGTCGTTTAGTTCCTAACAAGCCGTATGTTTTTTGATATGTTTGGATAGGTTCCACCAAACTAACACCACCTCCACTACCATTCCAAGCAGTTTCTGAAAGACGCTGACCGGTTGCGGACATGGTAAGAGTTGTCCCGCCGACGCCTACCACATTCATTGATGCACATGGCCAAGACATAATGCCTCCAACATCGCCAGATGAAGCTAAATAGGTCACTGGTTTTCCGAGGTTATTTGTTGGTTTGAACAATGCACCATATGTGGTTTGAGCGGCAAATTCATTGGATCCCCAACTCATCGAGACAACTGTCGCTCCATTATTAATAGCATAGGTAACTGCCGCCATCATATCTGTAAATGAAGCGGAATATGCTTGTACTAACATGATAGTTGCACCGGGTGCAAGCACATGGGCATACTGGACATCAAGACAAATTTCTAATCCCCATCCAGCATTAACAGTTGGTTGTTTACCGGAAGAATTCGTCATGATTTTTGATACGATGGTGGTAGTAGGAATACTATATCTGGTACAAAATGAATTCAAATCATTTTGGACAGCACTGGTTGTCATCGCATATGCATCCACAATTGCAATGATTTGTCCGGTTCCAGTTGAACTAATTGTGTTGAGACCATATGCGATTCTAACATTTGTGGGTAATGATAATGCTTTGGGTGTGATGGCGCGATCAGTAGATACGTGATCCTCTGCAATCTTTAAATATGATCGCATTACTTTAGCATTACTATTATCTTTGATAACGTGTTTTTCTTGTGACATTCTACTATTATTAATAATATATTTATGCATCTGGGTGGTATCTTCATGCAAATAATAATTGGCCACAATATGAACATTTATGATACTGCAAAATCATATCCCATTCGGGAACTAGATTTATCTTATTCGCAAATGATTTAACAAATAATTCCGATCTTAGTTATAACATGCCAGGTGCAATTCTACAGTTAGTATCCAATAGTTCATCCATTCATACTCGTTGGTTAGACCAGGATCCACAAATCACTCATTTTAAAAAAATATACAGAAGGCATTCGCCATTTTCTATTGAACATGTTAAAATACCCATGACTAATTTGGATTTTAATGGTGGTGGTAATGTCATTCTTCTCCCACATGGCGACCTCATTAATAGATGTTTTCTCAGTTTCGATATTCCCTATATGGCAGCAGCATTCCTAAATCTCAAAACATCAGATATTATTACAGTCATTAATGATTCTGTTATTTCTGATAAAATATTTGCATCTACTATCCGAAAATATATCAGTGGTGAGGATGTACAAGTCTCCCATATTCAAAATACCACTGCATCCACATTAGTATGCTATAACAAAGAAGAACAGACCAGATTACATATATTAGACCAATTGGCGACCTACCAAGATCCCATCGGTTATTCTGCTACCGAAATTACTCTCCAACCAACAAAACCATCTAAAATCTTGATTGGGGATGATCAAATTTACAGTTTTGTAGATTTCAAAATGAATCTAGCCAATGAATGGTTAACACAAAAAAAAGATTATTACTTGAGTTACAATCTATTAAAATTTGTCTATGAATCTACCCTAAATACATTACGAAATAATCCTTTACTTGACACCAATTTAATTTCCAATGTCCTGATGTATTCCTCGTTTTTCTACAACATCCTTCCAAATAGGGAAATATTGGCACTCTATTACATTAAACACCTGGATTTCACCAATGTATCACAGCAAAATACAAACAGTTTAATAGAAACATTTGATATCAAACTAACAGAGCAATATGATCTACTTATTGGCAATGAGGATATTCCTGATAATGCCATATTCAAAACTAATTTCCAATATTATCAATTCCTCTATTCCATTTTTAGTACAGACCCCATTCCAATTGTCAATCCAGATTTTTTACTTAATACAACAACAACCGATACTTACACGCTATTACAACAAATGACATTTGCTGTCAATAATAATTATACTCTCCTACCTACTATCCAAAAACAATTTTATGATTTTGGACCTAGTTTTTACTATCTATTGAATTCCTATGATACCATTATTGATATCTTGGATAATTTAGCCACTACAGTACCAGTCGTAATTGCGAAAGCTTTTGCTTTCCAAACGACACCTGTCAGTATCTACACAGATAATTCAGCAACTCTGTTAAAATCTACTATTTATCCCACTGTGTTAGACCCCAATTTCCAGATTACTGATACCAAACAAATTTATCCAAATTCATTTGTGAATGAATATTTACAACTCATCAATGACCAATCTAGTTACATGTATAATAATTTAGAAAATGGAATGAATTTATTATTCGAAACATACAGAGGACGGCTATTCAGTACTACAAGAACCTTATTTTTCATGAATACTCCTCCGTTAACCAACATCTATGATTATCTTGTTCCAAATATGGGATTCCAAAACAACGCATCAAAAAGAATTAGCAATGTTTTTAATGCCAATATTTGGTTCTTTTATTTCTTCAAATATCTAGATACTTTCGATGAATACAATTTTACCAACTATGCAGTGGCCAATACCTCATTAGCCAAGATTAACATGACATCTAATGAAATTTTGTTTATGGAAAGCATTATTACCTTATTAAAACGAAATTTAGATAATTACATGCGAGAAATCTCATATATGCTGAACAACTTGTATGCCACGGCACCATCCACTAATCCAAATGATAGCATGAAAAACTATGTACCCGCATCGTATGGTGCGACACTCAATGGTGTCAATATCGTAACCGATGTATTAGGAGTGACCATGATCTTTCATAGGAATCATGTACAAACGATCCTGGAATTATTCCAATATATGTACTATTTTATTGATCATTGTACTATCCAACAATTAAATACCTATTTAGGGACTACCATCCAACCAATCTCAGATAGCACCATGAACACGATCCGTAGTATGGTGAAATTAATGTACTATGCGATCTTCAAATATTTTATGGATATTTATGATGCATTTCGATTTGAAGCACCTGCCAATTTTTCCATGAATGAATACAATCCGATTGATGTGGCTGTCTTGGTACGATATGCGAACTATTTTTTAACAGGTACATATATTCCATTAACAGCAAACCAAATCCAAGTTCCATTAACAAATTACGTCGGACAGATGGAATTTTATTTCACATCAGAAATGCTAAATATGCGAGAACAGGAAAAATTCTATTACAATTGTGTATTCAATGATAAACTGATTTCAGATACTGTTGGAAATACGACTGCTGTATTAATCAGAATGGTGATGAAATATTTTGATGCATTAAATGCACCGATTGATATTGCTAAATTTCAGACCTGTCCAGATCGAGTACGGAATTACTGGGATATGTTATACCGACGTAATGTGAATTATGGTTTACCAGATAATCTCTATTACGCGACATTCGATATAGATAGGTACAATGGACGTCCATATGAATTAACATCCTATCCGTCTCGAGATTATGGCTGTGTCAATGCACCCTTATTACCACCAAGTCCGATGCCACCAACAGATCCTTACGGAATAAATCCATCATATTATAACCCTCGTCAGAGGGCTGACCGAAATACGACAGTATTTGGGGATGTCCAAATTCCAGAAACTAATATTCCGGTCTATTGGATTAACAATTCTATTCTCCAACCTACCGAATACAATACCAAAACTAGCATAGATACTGATGAATTCCAAATATTCAGAACAGACTATTTTAGAATCAAACATAGTGTTCTCCATCAGCATCATAAAAAGAACAAAAAAAAGAAATTATTTATTGATGCATATCAATTAAATTTACTCAAAATTATCTCTCTTACACAACAACTCAATGTATCATATCCAGTACGCGATAGTATCTTAATCCAATGGGTGTGGTCCACATTACATGAACTACTTCATACAACTAACCCATTTGTACCATATACTAGCTATCTACATGTGTATAATCTGGGATCAAATCCTACATTATATGATATGTTAGATGTCTATTACAGTACGATTACTAATGAGCTCACGTATCCAAATGCAAATCTCGTATCCTTTCCACAAACTCTGTTACTTGAATCATTAAATGGTGTGAATGAAATGTTTTCCGATTTTAATGCCGGTATCCAAATAGAAACACCTCATCAACAGTCACCCTACACTTATCAGACTTTGATTAAAGCCAATGCCTATACCTATAATGAAATTATTCAGAAAGTTGATTGTAATTACAATATCATAGACAAAATCAAAATTGCCAAAGATAATTTTTTATCAGAATATTTTTACTATGTAAAATATGAAACATCTATCAATAATGTTAATAATATTAACCAAATCAATAATACAGCAATTGGAGTTCCGCAAAATAACTCATTCTATTTCAAAAATATCAGTCGAATTACATATGATATCCTGAGTGAAACTAATTACAACAATGCTGATCTAACACCACTGGAAGAATCATCCACTCTGACATTTTTTTATCCAGATGCATTTATTACTAAAGTAGATCAGATCAAATTGATGGTTACGACACTAGATGATTTTAGTCAAAACATGTCGGCTACTTTATTATCGCTGATATCTCCAGGAACGTCATCTAGATTAACCATTAAAGATTTGTATGATTTGATTAATACTACATTCAGTTCGATAAAACAAAGTTATGCGTACTGTATCACAAACTGTGTATTTGATTATGTATTTAATATTTTAGAAAAATATCAAACTGTCATGTTAAATAAAATCTCATTATTTTCGGATATCACCAAATATCTGACAGCTATTCCTGGAGATAGGAAAATGACTACTCTGGATAGTGCTCATATTGCTAATATGGCGGCTGCATTTGGTATCGACTATCAGGATTATTATAATTATCTCAATGCCAACATCCTCATTCCATTTAATCATGCCAAAATAGGAACCGCTGATATTTATCCATATCAACGGTTAACGATTGTAGATGTTATTTTGAATAGTCAGTTGGATTACTTTTTCATTAAATGGGTGATTGGTGATGCCACAGCGACTCCATATATTGCATTCAAAGATTATGTAATTGAACAGATATTTACTCCAGATTTTTTGGTAGATCATCAATTGTTATTGCTGTTTTTTAAACTTGTTAGTAGCGGAAATTATCCATTCATCTATACCTTCTTCAATTATGTTATCACAGAGCAGTTGCCATTGGAATCTATCATCAATCCGATTGCCATCTTTGACCAGAATGATTTGTTACATGATCAGGAAGTAATTGCTCTTTATTACAGGTCATTTTATACCTTATCTGATGCACTAGAATATTTTATGGATTTGATTTGGGATTGGACAATGACTATCTGTAATAATAATCCCTCAGTTATCATCAATGATTTCGGTTATAGTAACCGACCTAGTATCCTAGTAAACCAGATCCATTTGGAATATGAATTGAATGCCACTGAAAAAGCCAACCAAATGATCCAAGATGAAATCCTGGCAGCAAGAGAACGTATCACTACTCAATCAGATAATTTAACAATGGCACGGAAAAGACATATCAATGAACTAGTCGGTACAACAATTATTCCAGAAACTATTGTCGACGAAACTACGAGTGTTTACAAGTATACCAATGATTATTATTTTAGTAAACTAATTGAACGAGCCAAGATTATTGAATTTATGAAAGACGTTTGTTGTCGTGGAATTGTGTTAATTCAATCGAGACGGGATGAGTTAATATCTATCCAAAATAGATTGTACAATATTTTGTATCGAAATAAAAGAGCCAAAATGGCATGGGTTAGGAAACTAGCTCATTTTTTAGTTAAAGAAGTGACCATTCGAAATGATGACCAGATTCTGGATAGCCATCCGTCTGACTGGTTAGAAATTTTTCACGAAATATCCAAACAGGATGGGTCAGAATCTGGATACAATAAAATGATCGGATTTCGGGAAGATTTGGTGGTCTATGATGATAAACTCAAAAATGCATACAATATTATTTTGCCACTGATATTTTATTGTAATAGAAATGCCATTTGTGCATTACCATTAAATGCTAGTATTAATACCCGTTATGAAATTACTGTAAAATTGCGACCATTGCATGAGGTAACTTACAAGGAAGAGTTTTCTGATTTCATTGATCCAACATTGTACGAGTTTGTCAATAATCCAAATACCGTATTAGAGCCATTTATTCCTAAAATCACCAATGCGAATTTGACTGGAGAATATATCTATTTAACGACCGAAGAAAGGAAGATTTTTGTTAGTAATATCTTGGAATATATTATGGAAGAATTACAGGATGATGATGGATTCAATGTCACTGATAAGCAACTTAATCCCATCTACAAGATAGCGACTACGATCAATAATGTGACATCTATCCAAAATGGTAGAAAAATAACAGAGGATTTTTATGATACCCATCAAGGCATCTATGTAGACCAACAAGAATTGGATAACATCATTCATGAGGACAATAATTATTTGAAAACAAGTAATTGTCAGACAAGTTCGTGTTCAGCGAATAAAAAACAGACGGTTAGATCCTGTGTCAATACGTGCCAACCAGTGGACTATACCAAACTTGGTATGGATTTATTACCCAGAAATGATTATGTATTAGAACCACATGTAGATCGCACTGGTGTTAGTAAGCTAAAAATGATTAACAAACCGCTTTGTGAACTCGATCCTGATTTAGATCCCAACGTACACCGGAAGCGGATTACATATCGGCATTATTTCAGTAATCCATCGGAGTTATTGAGTATGGTAATTAAGATGGATATCCATACTCTGCCATCTGCTAGAGTTAATGAAAAAATGTATTTTTTTGGTGAGTATCAATGGGATAATTATGGATTATATTCATACTATGATCTAACGGAAATTTATGACGCGAAACAACAGTATTACGAGTGTTTGCAAACCAAATTGGATAATCCAGATGATTGTGTCTATGGTGTGATTAAGGTGATTAATCGATTATTATTACAATACACCACCGAACCAATCATCATTACCAACAATTTTGAACAATGGATTGCGAATAATTTGGAGGAATTTTTGGCTACTTTACAACGTATCAAAGAAGCATATTTATCATATTGTTGTGTTTTCGTAAATAACGAACAAATTATACGAATTAAAGAAAATTTAATGTTTTTAGCATTGAATTATGATATTTGGCAAGATGAATTTCTATTCCAATTAGTGACAGATATTTTTGATCAACTTGGGATTACACCAGTTCCATCTGACCAGGAGATTATTGATGTCTATGCATCATTCATACCTAATTTTGATATTTTTAATTTTATCATGCATAAATCAACGTTTCAAGAAGGTGTCATGATTATGTTGTCAAGATATGTTAGTCCGGGACAGAATCCATCTCAAGCTAATACCGATCAGGTTCTTACAATAGGAGCTATTGTAGAAGCAATTAATCTGATTTATACAGATTACAATGAAACTGAAATTAATTATCTGATTAGTATCATGGCGGAATCATTCGATCTTGCTATTTTAACATATAGTTTTGTGAATTTTATGGACTATTTTTACAATCTATATAATTTGAAAACAGATGCTGTGCCTGCGATATTAGCGATGTTGGTGAAAATCAATGAAGCTATTAATTTAAGACCAGTAGGAGAGTTTGCGTTACAGGATTCCTATCCGATCCAAAATCTATTTTACAAGAATATTATCTACCAAATCATTCCATTGATTAAAATTCCTGATCCTAACCAATTGGAAGATTACCTAACATTAATACCATTCAAGGTGTTGTCTGTGGTAACATTTAAGATGAACGACGAAGTAAATCGCATTATTAATACTCGACCAGTGAATCT